CATCACCCATTGCATTAGCAATTTGGTTACCAATTTCAATACCAGCAGCAGCGCCTACAAAGCCACCTATTCCTGCTAAGCTGTCAATAACACCTGAAGTAAATGCACTACTTGTATCACCAATACTTTTATCAAGAGTTCTCTTTGAAGAAGTTGCTTTAGCTAAAACATCTCTTGTTTTACCTTCCTTTTCAGTAGCCTTATTTAAATTTGTTTGACTTTTATTAGCAGCTGTAGCTGCTGCTTGAGCTGTTCTAAGTAAGTTAGCAAATAAAGGATTTGTAGAAGTAAATCTTGGATCTACTCTAGATACAGTGCCTCGGGAAGAAACACGGCCTATTTCTATAATTTGTCTAGCAGTTGCACTACCAATTCTATTACCAGATGTATCTCTTAATCTTGCAATAGCGGCAATAGTTGTTCTAAATGCTTTTTGATTGTTTGTATTTGCAGTTGTAAGAGTACCTGGAATTGATTTTAAATTTTCATTCAATCTAGATATTTTTGATTTAACAAAACTTCTTTCAATTGTTTTAGCAATTGTGCCAACAATTTTATTAGGTGCTGTTGCTGCACCTATTGCAACGTTTCCTGCAAATTCTCTTCCTTGTGGGAATAATAAACTTGTTTTTGCTGCTAAAGAAAGAAAATCTAAAGGTTTATCTAATACAGCAACTTTTGATAAATCAACTTTACTCAATAATTGACTTGTTTTATCTACACCTTTTTTAAAAGATTCAAGAAAATCTGTTAATGATAGCTGTACACTATTTAATCCTTTAGCTAATTTATCTTTATTTGTTACAAAAAACTCTTTTAACTTTGATGTTAATTCTGTAAACTTTTCTCGAAACTTTTCTATATTTGAAATATTTTGATTGTTTTGAGGAGTCCACTCAAAATTAGTTTGAAATGCTTGTGGTTGCAGAGAGGGGCGCATTAGTGAGACAGGCGGAATAGGCGCTAATTGAATGTTTTGATTAGCCTGATTATTTACATCTAAATTAGTTAATTTTAATGTCTCTTCTCTTCTTCTAATACTACCACCAAGTATTGAAAATAATCCATTTGAAATAATTCTAAGAAAAGTATCAGCAAGATTTAAAAAGAAATCACGAAGAGTATCTTCATCTATAATCTTTGCTGTAAACAAAAGAGCAGCTGATGTAAATATGCTAATAAGAACATTTCTTAAAGTTCCATCAAAAAATAAAAACAGTAATCCTGTAATACTTGCAACTAATGTTGCAATTGCAGGAACTCTCTTATCTCTTGGAAAAGCATTTATTATATTTTCACCAGGAAGGCCTGATGCCATTCCAGGCCTTCCTACATTAGCAGCAGTATTTATTGTTTCTCCGAAGATAGTTCCAGGAACTTTGTCTTGTACTCCAAATACCTGTTTTAAAGTTCTTAATAAAGTTGTAGTACCATATTTTTCATCTAATTTTACTTGTATTTTTTCTTTAAATGCATCATATTTACCTTGAAAATAAGTTTTAATTCTTTCAAAAATATTAGATAATTTATCTGTAAAGTTTTCAAAAATAGTTTTTATTTTATCAAAATTATCTGTAATTGTCTCAAAAGTATCTTTAACTTTTCCAGGTGAGGTTAATTTTGTTGAGACCTTTTTATAAATATTACTTTGCTTTAAAGATTTTATAAATGAAGAATTTTCAAGATTTAGTTTATTAAATAATGCAACAATACCTGTTACAACAACAGCAACAACTCCTAAAGTTTTAATAAAGCTAAATAACGAATCAATCCTAAAAATTTTAGAAATATTTAAAGATGCAAAAGCTCCACCAACTATTTTTATAAATGTTTTAATAATATTTACAGGAGCCCCTAAAAGTTTTTTAAACCAAACAATCACTCCTTCAACTAAATCTGGAATATAAGAATTACCAATTACATCATCATATAATTTGTAAAAATATTGTCCAATTTTAGTACACCAATCTAAAATATATCTTTTTACTTTTTCAAAACCTACAAATAAATTTTCAATATTTATTGTTGGTAATTTACTTACAATTTGTTTAAAACTTTTTTCAAAGAATTGCTTTACATTTTTAATAATAGCTTTTAATTTATCAATTAATGAACTATCAAAATTTACATTTTTAAAAATTTCTTTAAAGTTTTGAACAAATTTTACACCTAACTCTTTTGCTGCATTTGCTCCAATAACAACTAAATCAGTTAACAATACTCCAATTGCAACAATTGCAGCTGTCCATCCAGTTAGATCAATCCCTGTTTTTTCAGAGAAAGCAATTCCAAAATCATTTAATGTTTTACCTAATTCTTTAAATGCACTAATACTTTCAATTACAAATAATACTATTTTATTTTTAAGTATTAATAATTTTAAATCAAATGTCTCTGCAAATTTATAAATTCCAATAGCTATATCGTTAATATAACTAGCAAAACCACCTCTAGAATTTGAAATAGATTTGTTGACTTTATCAAATAAAATAAATATAGAATTGCCTAAGTTTTCAAAGGCTTCTGAATAAGTTGCACTTAATTTACCAAATCTATCAAAAACTAATTTTTCTTGATTAAGAAGCCCTTTAAACATGCGAACTCCAGATATTTCACCTGCAGCCCCCATTTCTTTAAGCTTTCCAACGCCTACACCTAAACCATCAGCAATTGCTTTTGCAAGTCCACTTGAGTTTTCTAAAATTGATTTTAACTCGTCACCTGCAAGTACACCTGATCCTAGTGCTTGTCCTAACTGCATAATTGCAGCTGAATCTTGAGCAATACCAGAACTTGTAGATTTTACAGCTTTTGCTACGATTTCGGTAAACCTAGCAACATCTTGTTGAGAAGCACCCAATGTCTTAGCATTTTGGGCTGTCTTAGAATATAAGTTTGTTACTGCTTCTAAGCTAGATCTTGTTCTAATAGCTATGCTTTGTGTTTCTTTTAAAGCTTTATTAAAATCTCCTTGAGCACTATAAACAATCTTTAATTTGTTTTCTAAAACAGTTGCTCTATCTGAAAGATTAGTAAATGCCTTAAAGGCTTGCAAACCAACTAAACCTAAGGTAGCTATCTTTGCAAATTTACTAAAAGAGTTTGAAACATTCTCTGTGCTTGTTTTTATGCCGTCTACTGATTTTCTAAGCTTTGCAAGATCATCTTGCGCTTGTTTTGAATCAGAGACTGTCTTTAGTACAATCGCCATGATTCTCTTTCCTCAATTTTATACCCAGGATCCATTATAGAATCCTGGGTATATTATTCAACATCAACAATTTTGCCTACGGGATCACCGTATCTAAGTGCAACACTTTCTATAAAATATGCAGGAGCTTGAGTAGAACTTCCTTGGTTTAAATATTGAATATACTCAGTTGTATTTTTAATATCAATTCCAGTTAAGGATTCTTCAGACTTCCAAGAATCTCTTGCAAGACCTGTATCTACAGGTGTTTTAGCTCTAAGATCTCCTATCATATTTTTTACTGCTTTTTTGGATTCTTCTTTTGTTAATTTAGCTCTATTTCCTTTTAATTTCTCAAATTCTTCTTTAATGTTTATCAAAGATATTTTTAATGGCATTATAAATCCTTTAATATATCTAATTTATGACCACCTTTTGCACTTAACATTCCAGCAAACATTTTAGAACCTTTAATACCCTTTAAAGGATTTTCTTCTCTTTCAATAGGTTTAAAAATTGCAGCAAGTGAAGGATAGATTTGGTCTGGTTTACGTTTATCACCTGCTATTTGCATTATCATTGCAAATCTTAAATCCTCACGCCAACCAAAAGGTCTTCTATCAAAATAATCAATCCATTTTAAGAATTCATCATAAGTCATTTCATTTTGTAATTCATATGCTGTTTTGCCTAAATGAAAAGCTAGTTCGTATAGAACAAACTCTTCATCAGACAATTTTATTTTCCCGCTTCACCTTGGGGAGCAATACCAGAAAATTTCATAATTTCATTAGAAAGTTTTGATAATTCATCCATTGGAAAATTATCAAAGTCTTGATCAGAAATTTCTGAAGCGCCTTCAACAGATAACTTGATTACATGTTTAAGAAGATTAAAACCTTCAGAATCATCTGTTGTAATATTTTTTGCCTTGTCTTGGATTTCCATAACTTCAGAAACACTAAGTTTACAGATTTTTACATCTTCACTCATAAACTTAACGCTTTTAGTCATTTTACGACCAACAAGTGCTTGTATGCCAGATACGGCCATTTTATTCCCCTTTGAAATCGTCGGAATGTTTAGATTGGAAGTCATCTAATTGCTTCCTCATTGTATGTAAGAAAGATAGTGTTTGAAAAATTTCTTGAGATTTTTGTTGATCATCTGCAAATTCACCAACTCTCTCAAAAGTTTTTCTAATACTGATATCAATACTTTTTCTCATATGTTTTGCGGTTGTACGTAAAACATAGCCCATACTAAATGGTTTATTTTCCATATTATTCTATCCAATAAAAAGGGCTGTATGTTGGTGCATACAATTAAGTCTACCAAAACACCCTTTATTTTAATTAAACAGTGAAAGCACCATAGAAATCAGATTGAACAGTGATTGTAACAGTGGCTGTATTAGCATCCGTTAACTGCGGATTTACAAGTAAAGCCTCAAACTTACCAAACCAGAAGTATTGGCTGTTTTCAACTGTACCCAATCCTCCAACACTAGAAGCATAGCTTGCCGGTGAATTGTTTAACAGAGAAAATCTGAAAACTCTTCTTACACCATCGCCAATCATATTTCCCAGATAGTTTGCTGTCTTTTGCCAATCAGTACCTATATAGTTTACTGTAATCTCCATTGAAGGAGAGTCAGCTTGACCCTGAATTTGCTGAGAAGTCTTTTGACCATATACCGGAACGTTTACAATATTCGGAGGCGTTCCCATTGCAGGGAATTCCCTTACGTTTTTAATACGAATAAATTCACCAGTAGATGCTGTAGGGGTAGCGCCATTATTTAGCTCAGCAGCAAAACAAAGCTTAAAATTTGCTTCCGTAGGTGATGCAAATGCTGCGTTTGCTTCAGATGTGTCAACACAAACTGAAAGATCTGAATACAGACCAGCGCCAATAGTCGAAATATGTGCCATTTTTAAAATACTCCAAAGTGTTTGAACGGTATACTATAAGAAGATCTATATAAAGCACGATTATCAATATCTAACCCTAAGTATGATAATCCACTAGCAAAGAACTGTGTATTGACAATTTTTTTGCCAGACAAATATAGATCTAACTTATCTGCAATTCTAGTAGCAGCTTTAGGACCACTACCAGCAGATGTAAATATATCTATAATTAATATACCTGAAACTGAATTAATATTTATGCCTTCGCCTGAAGGAATAATTGAAACTCTTATATATTCACTTCCTACATTTAATGCAATAAAATTAGATGGAAATGTTTTAATATTCTCTGCTTGCCATGAAGCACTACCAAATATTGAAAAAATATTTTGTTCTAAATCTTGATATTTATTCATTAGTCCTCCTTGTAGATTTCTAATGAATAAATAAAACCCGAATCATTTATAACAGGGCCAATACGCCAAGATTCACCAGAAATTAATACACTATCATAAGCTTTAATATCTCCAATGTCTTTTGATTTTACTAACAATTGTTTCATCTTTGAATTTTTATTTTCTGATCTCTTTGTGATATCAGTAATAACAATCTTAGATGTTACTGAAGTAGTTGTGCTACTAGCAGTATTTGTTTGAAAATTAAAAGATGTAGTATTAGTCCTAGTAAAAGTTCCATCAATTGCTAAATCTTTTAAAGCAGTAAAAGCTAATTTAAGTGAATTATCAATTAATTTTGTATAACTCATTAGTTAGCTCTCCACCAACTATAATTGCCTCCAACATCTAATAGAGGTCTTATAGCTCTTTTAACAATTCCTGGTATTAAGTTAGGTCGTCTAATAGTACTTAAAGATATT